CATGTATTGAATCATAAGACTCGTAATAAGATTATAATTCAAGCCGTTTGTAAACTAAGAAAAATCTCAGACTCTTTTGATAGTATCGCCTGCTGCGGTGTAAGTGGATTAATGGTGGTTCCACAAATCGCAGAACTTCTCAACAAGAATATTGTTGTTGTACGAAAGGGCGAACAATGCTATTCAGAGTTTCGTACAGAGGGGGTTGCCCCTTTTCAATATATTATATTAGACGATTTAATATGTTCTGGTTCTACTGTTAAGCATATTAAACGCATTCTTAAGGATGAATATCCACGCTCTAAATGCGTTGGAGCATATTGTTATCTGCCTAATGAAACCGCATACAAAGATAATCATGAAGGTTCTTTGTTGTGCCAAAAAGATTTAGGAATTCCTCTTCTAAATATAGGGTGACTGCCAATATGGCAGCATCCGCGGCCGGCCTGCCAAAATGGCAGAAAAATTTTCTCAATTCAGTCACTTGACATACCGATACTGTATTGTAGAATGAGTAGAGTAGAACGAAGAAACGATAACACGAAAGGGTTAGAAAATGCCTGCTGCTGTTGAGAAGATGATGTTTGTTGGTGAGACGCCTTGGCACGGCCTGGGCAATCAGTTGGATGAGGCTCCCACGATTGGCGAGGCTATTGATGCCGCCGGTCTTGATTGGGAAGTTGGTCTGAAGGATTTGCAGACCGTTGATGGTGTTCCGGTTTCGCATCGTGCGACATATCGTAAGACCGATGGTAGCATCCTGGGAGTGGTCGGGCCGCGTTATACGCCCCTCCAGAACCGCGATGCTTTTGATTGGTTCCAGCCGTTCCTCGACGCTGGTGAGTGCAATCTGCATACTGCTGGTTCGCTGCACAGTGGTCAAAAGGTTTGGGTGCTTGCTCAACTTAACCGCGACAATAGTGAAATTGTCAAGGGTGATGAGGTTTGCAAGTTTATCCTGCTGAGTAATAGTCATGATGGTTCTACCGCGATTCGTGTCGGATATACTCCGATTAGAGTGGTTTGTGTGAATACGTTGTCTTATGCTCACAAGCATACTAATAGTCAACTTATTCGCATCCGTCATACTCGCTCCAGCCAGAAGAATCTGGAACAGGTTCGTGATATTATGGATAATATTAATGTGGGTTTTGAGGCTACTGCGGATCAGTATCGATTCCTTGCTAGTAAGACTTTTAATCAAAAGGATATTGAGAAGTATGTTAAGATTGTCCTGAATATTAAGGGTGCTGACGAGGATATTAAGACTCGTACCCGTAATATCATGGATGATATTCTGGCTCGTATCGAAGGCCCGAAGCAGAGTGCTGCTAATGTTCGTGGAACATATTGGGCCGCTTATATGGGTTTTAATGAGTATCTTAACTATGCGAAGGGTCGTACTGTGGATAATCGCCTGGATTCTTTGTGGTTTGGACAAAATGCGAATGATAATGCCAAGGCTCTTGAAACGGCCCTGGAATTTGCAAACGCTATCTGATCCTTTCGTGGTGGGAATGGCTCGGAGGGCCGCGGCTGGGAAACCGGCTGCGGCCTTCCTTTTTTCTATGGACTGCCAAAATGGCAGACGGCCCGCGAAATCTGCCAAAATGACAGGGGGGCTTTTAATATGTTAATATATTTTACCTATTGTGCCAACCATGGCAGTGACGATACAATGGAGTGTAAGTGGTTGTGGGTAAAGGAGTTATGATCACTAAATTAAAATAAAATAATGACTATTATAACCTAACTGTATCATCTAATCTAGCCAGATTGCTGGTCTTGCTGATAGTCAGCCAAAATAAGACTATGGTAACAAAAGAAACTTTTCGTAACTCTAGATTCTCTCAGCACTTGCGTCGAGTGTTACGATATGGTATACTATGGGTAGTGAGGAGAATGTAAAAGTATAGTAATAATGAGTTGATATTGTGTATCAATATTAAATTACTCGACAGTCTTACCTAATCCTGCGGATTTGGCGGTCGTGGAGATAGTCAGCCAAAAATAGGGGGTCAATTAAAATGAAAGTATATGTAGTATTTGATTTTCCTGAAATCTCTGATGTTGATAGTGAGGATGCTACTTTTGCTATTGATAGTTTGAGTGAAGATTTGGAAAATTTTGCCCTAGAGGCTGAATATGATTGGTATATTGATGATGCAGTAGGGGAGATAAAATCTAATGAAAATAATTAAAGTACAAATTGAACTTGGTATTGATGATGATCTTGGTGACGATAAGGATAGTATCGCTAGTTATCTGAATAATAAATTGTATATGGACCCTGAGTTCTTTGGTGGTTTTGGGCCAGAAAATATTGTGGAGATAAAGGAATGGGAATGAGATGATCTAGAGTCTAATATAGAAAGAGTTTATTTTATGATTGAAAATATTGTACTAGGTGTTTATGTTCTGTTTATTGTTAGTATGAGTGTTATTAATTATTTTATTAGCATAGGATATCTTGATAGTATGTTTTTTAACGAAAATAAAACCAACTACTAGTGCAGAAAGAAAAGGCCTGATTTTTATACTTTGTTGTTGCAAATGCTTTATACTCAAAGACTTGTGGCGACCGATAGGTATGGTATACTCTGACTACTGGGCTGTTAGTAGTATAGTAACGGCCAATTTTACTTTGTCAAGCACCTTGAAGCAGGAGAAAGTTATTATTACCATTCTGACAGTTAGTGCTATTGTTGGTCTTATCAGTGGATTTAATACTCTTAGAGGCTAGTATCTAATAGATTCTATCTCTTGTATTCTTATCTACTGTTGTTCTATCTCAACTATTTTACTTTTCCCTCTGCATAATATATCTTCTTTTTTCACAATGTTGTCAAGCCAAAATTTTTTAATCTCATACAGTCTAGAGATTAAACCTCTAATACTAGCATTGTGTCTAGGTGATTGTAGAGATTCTTATAACATTTATTATCCCGAAAAGTTATCTTGGGGATGCGGAATTTCACGAGTAATTACCAATAGTGAAATTTTTGATAGTCTGGACTATACTGTATCTCCCTATCTTACTGAATAGTACGGTTGACAATAGTCAGCGAATAGTTGGTGATTAAAAAAAAACGTTGCTGACAAAGAGCCTCGTTTAGTTTATCATACTAATGAAATGAAACTTTCAGGGCTGTTAGTTTTAAATTATAGTTTACGGTGAAGTATGTCTGGTTATAAATATTTTAGATATTTTAATTATTCTCCTGGTGGCGAACCTCCTCCAGACTGGCCAGATTTTCCAAGTCCAGAACCTCCGAATCCTCCTGATCCGCCTACTAATGATTGTTGTGTTAAAAGTTTAGGTAATATAAGTGTTGAAGATATTCCAAATTACACTCAAGGCTCTTTGCAGGTATTAGGACATGTAGAAGGGGACGCTTGTTTAAAATGGATTAGTGTTACAAAATGCGAGGATGAACAAGAGTCGCCACCATCAACAACGGAAGAACCACCAACGGAAGAACCACCAACGGAAGAACCAACAACGGAATCCCCTGGTGGTGGTACAGGACCGGGCCTTGCTGGCTAATTGAATATAGAGTGATGACAAGTAAACTTCTTACTATAGGTATGTCAACCTATGATGATTTTCATGGAGTTTATTTTAGCCTTCAAGCTTTAAGAATGTATCATCCTATTTGTTCTACTTCAGATATAGAATTTATAATTATAGATAATAATCCAGAGAGTAAACATGGTAAATCGCTAAAAGACTTTGTGATTAAATGGATAGGAAGTCAAGCTAAGTATATTCCTTATACTGAAAAAAGTTCATCGTTTAATAAGTATAAGATTGTAGACTATGCTAATGGCAAATATATTCTCATTATGGATTGTCACGTTTTACTACAATCTAACGGTTTAGAAAATCTATTAAATTACTATAATGCTAATCCAGATTGTAAAAATCTAGTGCAAGGTCCACTGTGGTATGATGATCTAAAAAATTTATCCACAGAATTTACCCCAGTCTGGAGAAATAGTATGTATGGAACATGGCATACTAATAGGGCTATGTATGATATTGGTCAGCCATTTGAAATTCCATTACAAGGTATGGGATTATGCTCATTTGAAAAAAGTAATTGGCCTGGTATTAATAAACATTTTAGAGGGTTTGGAGCAGAGGAGGGGTATATAGCAGAAAAATTTAGGAGGAATGGTGGTAAAAATATTTGTTTACCAGAATTAAAATGGGTTCATAGATTTAGGCGGCCAGATGGAGTTCCGTTCCTCCTTAAAACTGAAGATAGAGTTTTTAATTATTTTGTTGGTTGGTTAGAAATTACCAAAGATGTTAATCATGAAATGATCAAAGGAACATACGATCATTTTAAAGATAAAATACCAAATAAAATAGATCAACTTTTAGAAGAAGCTAAAAAGTTAACTATACAATAAGTTGCATTTTGTTTGACCTAATATAATTTATTCGTTTACTAGTGGTAAGAGTTGAAACTATAGAATCTAGTAACGATTCCCATATACCAAAACTAGAAAATAAAAAATAAAAAATCGGTTTGACTCATAAAACTATATTTAGTAAAATGAAAGCGTACTACGGAGCCAAAAATCAGTCGTGGATGAACCCATGATGGATAGTTGGAGTCATAGACAAGGTATTATTTTTAACTTTGTTTATGAGGTGAATTATGTATAAGGTTGATAGTTTTAATCGTGAGATGATTATCGAAAGATATGTGACTGACATTGTTGGAGATTTGCATTTTCTTGAAACTAAAGAGATGTTAAAAAATTGTTTGATAGATAAAAAAAGATCGTTATCTAATGATGACTTAGAAATTGAAATCATGAGACATGATCCGTTGTTGCTATCAGATATTTATTTAGAAGAAATTTTAGAGGAGGTGTAATATGTCACGCACATTTAACAGAGTATTAACCTTTAGGGTTGAAGGTGAAATTTATGATGCTAAGGAAACCGCCCCTGAAACTATCATAAAGAATTACGAATGGACTTTTAGAAATAATGATGATGGAACTATTTCTGTTATTGGTCGTCACAAAGATAAGAGGGGACGAATAACTAAAATGGTAAAGTTACCAAGAATTCACAAGTGGAAAACTCCTGATACTGAATTTTTCCTAAAGATGTAGTCAGAATAAATTCCGAGCCGATAGGTGGGTTGATTTGTCTCAGCCCATCTTATCGGTTTGGTTTTTTTGGTTGTAGTCAGCAAGAAATTATGATTTATTATACTATAAAAAATATTGATACTAATGATGAGAATACGTTTGTAAAAATGGTTTATAAAATTAGAGATCTAATTATACAGAATAAGAGTGATGTTGATAAAGTATTGGTCATTTCCGTTCAAGAAATAATTGGTGACGATAGTAATATGATTCCAAAGTTGCAATATAAAAATATTTAGTTGGTTGTATTAAAAATTATTGTTTACTATAAGATAGGTTATCATTGTCTCGCCCAAACATACGGATTTGGTTATTATGGTTACAGTCAGCCAACATAGAGAAAAAACTACTGGTGATCCTACTAGGGTTATAGGTTGTGGAAAACAAGAATGTTGTACAAAACCACCCAAAAAATCCTGGCTCAGAAAATTACTACAACTCCTAAGACTATCATCATGAGTAATATTGAACTGAGTGTTTGGATTATTTTAGGGATAGTTTTCACCTTCTGCACAATATGCACCGTTTTTATAGTTAAGAGTGAAAAATGAAAAATCCCGAATTTCATATTCCTTTTATCAAGAATCTATTCTTTATAGGAACATTGACGCTAGTTTTGTTTATAAGTACTAGATTTTTAGTTAATATCTATTTACCTTCCCTGCTAAAATCCCCCCAATATACCTCTCAAAAAATCTACTATTCAACAAAGTGAGGGGTTCTAACAACTATTCTTATGTACTTAGCATTAAATTAACCACTTTTTCATTTATTGCTTATGCCGGTCATTAAAGTTGTCTAAAGGCCACTATAGGAAAAGTCCGATAAACCCTCTTGACAACAGTTGTTTTCTCTGGTATAGTTGGTAATATTGGTAGTAGGAGAATGTTTAATAATTCACGGGAAAAATAAAGATTTATGTATAGGAATGTTCTTTTGACCGATAAAGAAATTGCTCTTCTTCGCTCCGTTATTAGTCAAACTTTGCACGATAAAGTTAGCATTGACCGTAATAATTTGACCATTATTCATAACAGATTAAGGGATATTGTTCCCCTTAAAAAGTATAATCAAACCATTAATTGAATTAAATCGGGATTGAATCCCACAGAAATCAAAGAATCAGAATACTATTGGGTCTGAAACCCATTTATTATTCTTTTTTAGATTTTCAGTAGCCCATAATGGTTGAAGATTAGAGTAATGAAAGCACTCTTTTTGTTGGGCAGGATCGGAAAGATCAAATGAAGAACATGGGCGAATATGGTCAATATGCCACCCTTTAATAGACCAATTATCCCAACTCATACCATCTTTAAACTGTGACTCTATATGAACCTTTAATTCTTCTGTAGAGCATCCCAATAGTTCCATTGTGGGTTGAGATTTGACATTAGAAGCGAGTGCATGATAAAGTCTATCTCTTAATACTTTTTGTAATTTAAAATTAAGATTATTTTTATATCTATTATTTCTCCATTCGTTATATCTTACTCTATATTTTTTATTATATTCACTTAATTTATGTAAATTATTTTCATGAAATTTCTTTTTTCTTAATTTACTTTGCTCTTTTCGTTTAACCGATTTATCTCTTTCTTTACTACATTGTTTAGTATAATTTTGTTGACATTTTTTGCATCGTTTTTTGGAATATGGTTGTAAATCATCTTGACAAACCAAACATTTACGCATTTTTTTGTGGTCATTTTGGTAAGTTTTAACACAAATCTTACACCATGTTCTTAATCCCTCTTTATGGTCTTTATTTTTATGAAAGTATTCGTTTGTTGCTGGAAACTCTTTGTTGCATTTACTACAAGTTTTATTTGTCATAAATTGACCCATTAAAACAAACAACCCAAATAACGTCAAGGTCAGTTGACAATTATCTGGGCGTTTGATAGTTATTATATTGTAGTATTGAAAATGTCTGACCACACTCTCAACTCTAATAAATACACCATATTTGAGTATATTTTCTAAAGGTTGGTGTTGACAAACACCGATGCTATGGTAGACTATGGTATGAATGATTTGTGGAATCATCAAAATGAAAAATCTTAAAATAAGAAACGATTATAGAGCATACTATTTCAACTTTTATATACTGTCTGATCCTCCAGAGTTTTGCAGGAAATATACTCATTATAAATACAATATTATATTCGGAACTAATACCGGGTATTCTCATCCTCCTGCTAGTAGGGAAGAACTAAAGGGTTTGGCCGATTTTATTTATGATACTATTGGTGAAAAGAAATGATAACTATTCCATTATGGGAATATCGCTTACTTTACTTTTGTGCGTTAATGCAATCTTTATTGTTTATATTTAGAATATTCGGAATTTGATATGACAGTTTATATTGTTATTGGTACAAAAGAAAATGTTTTTCAGGACGAAATAGGTGGGCCATTTTTGCCTCATCCAGATAAGGAAATTGTACAAGTATTCTCAGACTTCAGTGATGCAACAAAGTTTGTATCTGACAATAAATTGGCTAAAGGTAAAAGAGAACGCTATGGTGATACTTCGTACTATCGTAATGGATATTATGATATGGAAATTGAAAGTTGGGAGGTAGAATGAAGTATACTGAAATGTGGGGCAAGCCTCAAGGTAATGAACTTATTTGGGGTCGTTTAATTCTCAGAATGGTTGGAGTCCATAAGTTTAAAAAGGTGGCCTATTTCGATAACTATCTTGATGCTCAGAGTGCTTTTAGTGAATGGTTAAAAGAAAATGATAGTATTCAGAATAATGAAATTGAAAACTCTTTAGATGTTGAAGATCAAGGATTATTGGAGTTGGCCGAATTTGTTCATAGAACAGGAAAGAAATAAATGACTAATGAAGATATTAATGATATTAAAATAATACTAAACGAACAACTAAATAGTATAAACCTACTAGGCAAATTTCGATTACCTCCTAAGTTAGAAGGCTACGAAAAATTGCGAACTATTTATGAGGATATTTTAGAATGTAATAAAGTAATGATGGAGATAGTTAACGGGCCTGTTGGTGGAATAGAAAAATTGGTAGAAAGAAACAAATGAAATATACTAATCCTCCTTATAGTTGTGATTATTTGAATTTTTTTATTGAACAAAGAATTAATCCAATTAATCAAAAGACTAAAAATTATACTGTTGCTTTTCATCCTAGAAACGGATTTTTTGAGGAACCAGTATTGTCTAGAGAAGATTTGAGGGGTTTGGCCGATTTTATTTATGAAACTATTGGGGAAAAGAAATGAATCAATATGAAGTTGTAGTAATGACAGAATATAAGTATCTTGTTGATGCTAATAATGAAAACGAGGCGGTCAATATCTATTTGAACGATAATGATTCGTGTATCCCTTTGGATCATTCTTATATGGATATTAGGGTTAATAAAATTAGAAAAGATAATTATGAGAAGTATTGATATAGAACTTGATGTATGGTATATTCTAAATAAAAGTTATATAATAAAGAATAAACTATGAATATAATTTGGCAAACTGAAAACGGAGATGCTACAAATTTTGAACTTGAATATTTAACAAATATTATTTTTAAAAATTTAACCTATAATAGTTATTTTGATAATAAGCAATATCAAACGGTACTAGATGATTCAATTATTGTTTATTCATATGACCATAGTAATATTACTAATGAATTTAAAACTTATATAGAAAAATTTACTAATAATAATTATAAATTTTATTTGGTACATTTATCAAATGAAAATCTACAGCACCAAACAGAATATTATAGGTTTGCTAAAAAAGTTTATAGAAATTATTTTGATTCTAATATCTCTCAAAATAATGTAATACATATTCCTTTAGGCTTTAAATCTGGATTTTATAATTCTAACATAAAAAAAACGACCAATAATAAAACTTATGATTTTTGTTTTATAGGACAGCCCAAAACTGATAGATTTGAACTATTAAATATCTGTGATAATTATAATACTTTCAAGCATTTAACTACCAGATGGAATTGTCATACTTCTTTATCTATAGATATATGTAAGTCTGTATATAAGTCAACAAAATTTGCACCATGTCCGATGGGATTTGTTCATCCAGATTCTTTTAGATTTATGGAATGTTTAGAGTCTGGATGTATTCCAATAATAAAAAGTTATAATGGCTTTGATTATCATACTAAAATATGGGGTAAAACACCTATTCCAAAAATAGAATCATGGAATGAATTAAGTAATTTTGCAAAACTTAATGAAGATGACTATAATAAAATCTATAATGATGTTTTTGATTGGTACGAAAACTATAAAAATAATATTTTAACCAACATAATACCTTCTTCAATATAATGTTTAAAATTAAACTTTTAATGCCTTTTTGGACTGATGGCAAAACTAAAGACAGAGAAAGAAATGTATTTTTTTGTTGGGAACAACTTAAAAAAATAAATAATTATCTTAATAATAATAATATTTTATCTGATTGTATATTATACGATTTTTCTCCCACCCAAATTCATCCAGAGGCTAAACATTTTGCACATGAAATAGTATATGAAAGATCAAAAAAAATAAACTTAGTTATTGAGGATAATGACGATTCTGAGTATTTTATGTTTTTTGATTCTGATGTTTTTTTTATTGAAGATGATTTTTCTAAAATATTAGATTTAATTAAAAATATTAGCGAATATACTGTTTATACTTTTGATATGGCTAAATTAAATGAATTAAATAGTAACCAGTATGTTAGTGATCAAAATATAGATATAAAACAATTTGATTGGTGGTTTGCATTTTCTGGAGAAAAAAATAAAGGCCCACTTTATCATCATATGGGGGGTTTAGGTGCAACATTTATCATTAATAGGGATATAATAAATCGTTCGGGTAGGTTTGATGAAAATTTTAAAACCTGGGGCGGAGAGGATGGTGATGCCATTAGTAGAGTAATTGCTACTCATAATAATATTCAAGTTGTTCCTATAAGACACTTTTATCCTTTTCATTTATATCATTTTATTGATTGGTCTAATCCTAGTTATCGGTAAAGGTTAAATATAATGTCTATAAAAACTAAAGTAATAACTGCGTTATATACCGATAATGAAACAAAAAATCCTCCTTATTTCGGACATATCGCTCCCGCTAGAGAACATAGATATTTTCATTCGTTAACAACATTAAATAATATAAATACAGAAATAATTTGTTTTTGTAATGAATCTCAATATAATCAAATACGTTCTCATGTTCAGAACTTTGAATTAAGTAATGTACAGGTAAAAATTTCTAATTTAAAAGATTCAAAATACTCTTCAAAAATGAGAGAAATCAAAAATAGTACAAAAGATTTCAATTTTTATCACGAGATTGATTGGAATAAAATATTTTTGATGGAAAAAGAATATGATACTTCATATGATTATATTTACTGGATTGATGTTGGTTTATCTCATCATGGCATATTTCCAAATAGATTTCATCCAAACCCTAATTTAATTAGTGGTATGTCTATGGATTATAATACTTATGCTTTTACTAAAATTTTTAATTCATACTTAATTAAAGGTTTAAATAATTTTTTAGGAGATAAATTATTAACAATTAATAATACTCTTTTTTTTCATTCTACTAGAGATCTAAACCGCATTATGGACGATAACATTGGATATAATGGTTTAACTGTCGGTGGAATTTTAGGTGGAAATATTTCTAAAATAAAATGGTTTATAGATACCTTTTATTTTTATGGTGAAAAATCTTTAAATAAAAACTATATTTTAAACCATGAGGCTATAATTTCTTATATCAAAGAAAAATATCCTGAAAATTTTAACTCTTTTAATTTTGACACTTGGTATCATGAAGATACTGTATTTAATGGTGGTGGTAATATAAACAATAAAGTAAGTTTTTCTCATTTTTTTGATCTTATATTAAATAAATATGCGAATCAATAATCTTTGACTGCAATTCATAAACTTGTCTGTTGACAACTTCCGATAACGGTGTTATGCTTCAGAATACCTAATAGATATTTGTGTTTAAAAAATAGAAAAATAATAATGAGAGATATTGATACAGAATTGGATATTGTATATTCTTATATTCGTGATGCTGAAAGTTATGGATTAACCTCAGAGGTTGTTTTATTCTCTCTGAAATATATGAAAGAGCATCCAGAGAGTAGTATTGAACAAGCACTAAGTTATGGTTATTACGAGTGGGTGAAATGATTATTCCTCTGGTATTTTTATTTATAGGTATCTATTGCGTTAGCGTTAGAATTAGCGACTACATCAATGGATATGGCGATTTATTCTAAAGTTGACCGTTGACAACAGCCGATACTATGGTATATTGAGGAAAACGGCCAACGAGGTAAAAATGAACTACTATATTGAAAAACATGATATGAATATTATTTTGGATGCCTTGGAAAATCTTGTGTTGAGTATGAAAAATACTGCATCATTTGGTTTGCCAAATCGTTATCCGTATTCGGTTGATGATGTTGATGGTCTTTTTCAGAGTTTGGACAATAGTTTTGTGGAGAATAACTAATGAATAATTTTACTATTCCCGAAAATACTCTTATTTCTTATAGTCGTGATAAGAAGGGTAATCCTAGAGGGTTGCTGGTTGCTACAAAAATTGGAAGTAATGGCAATTTTAATATTGGCTACGCTCAATGCCGCAAGACCGATAAGTTTAGTAAAAAGATGGGGTTGAATATCGCCCTTGGTCGTGCAGAATTTGATACAAGCGTACATTCACTAGATAATATGCCCCACAACCTTCGCAAGATGCTTCCATCTTTTATTCAAAGGTGCGAAAGATACTACAAAAATGAAGTTTGATCTTACTGACGACGAAATTGATATTATCCTTGATCTTATTGACGATCAAATGGATGAGTTTAAATATTGGAATGAGGATTTCGATCATCCAGAGTACGGTTCAATTCATATTCTAGAAAATTTAAAGACTAAATTAGCGATTAATAAATGACTCCACCAAAGTATAAATACTTTTCAGATTATCTTAATGCTATAGCAGACTACATTGGTCTGGAATATGGCTCTATTGATGATGGGCGAGCATTGAGTGATGATGAAAAATATACTATTAGAAATATTGTTTATGCTCACTATGAAATTGATGATAGCATAGCCAATGCCGCTAATCATATTATGGATTATCTAAAAACTAGTAGACAATGGATGGATGAACTTAATGGTTTTCACTCTTAAAGAAAGGCTAAAATGGTAAAGAATAAAGACTCTTACGAAGTTAAACAATTAAATGATAAGTATGTTGTCACAAAGAATGGCGAACCTACTCTGCTGCCAAAGAGTGATGGTCAAAGTATTGTTACAGAATTTGACTCTATGGAAGATGCTAATAAGTATCTTTCTATTCTTCAGTCCTTGATGAAAAGGTCGTCAAAAGTTTATTCGTGATGACTGGTTTAAACGTACAGACTCCCTGGTCGTTTCTTTTAATTAATGGCGATAAAAGCGTTGAAACACGCTCCTATCCTCTACCATCAAAGTATGAGGGTGTTCCATTAGCACTAATTGAAACTCCGGGGAAATACGGTCGATTTAAAAGTAGAATAATTGGCACAATTACTTTTAGTCACTCTTTTCAGTATCCAGATAAACAGTCTTGGATAGATGACTATAATAGGCATAAAGTAGAAGAGGGTGATGAATTTTGCTATTGGGATAAAGATAAAAAGAAATATGGCTGGGTAGTTAGTAATATTGAAAAATTCGATACTCCAGTGTCAGCACCAGAGAAAAAAGGTATCGTATTTACGAAAAACTGCAAAGTTTGTATTGACAACCGCCGATAATCCGGTATACTGATAGCAACCTATTGGAGAAAATCATTATGGGTATGGGTAGTTTTGCTGTTGGCAGTTTTGTTATTGAGTATAAGGACTTGAAGAAGATTTGTCCCGACGAAATTAAATCTATTGAGAAGGCTAAGTATTTTAAGGACTTTGGTTGGGGAACTATTGGTCAGTGGTTGAGTTGGGATGATCCAGAAAATCTTAAAGATGCACTCTATGCTTCTGTGGAAGAAGATAGGTCTAAGCCTGTTATTAGGCTTGAAAAGGATATTGATAGCATTGTTGAAGATATTTTTCAAGACTATGACAACCTAATCACTAATCTCAAAAACTCTTTCAATAAAAAGACGGGACTAACTTTGTATTTTGACCACTATGATATAGAGAGTGGCGATAGATATGATAATCCTGGCGACAAGGATGGTTGTATTTTTTGTGTAGACGGTATGGTGCAATTGACTCCTGCTGGGGAAAAATTTAAGGATATTATTAGTGAACGCAAGTGGACACAATTTGGCTAAGGAGATAAATAATGAATAATAGTTTTGACCAAGCGGCTAGAGAATGTGCTAGATATATTTTTGATAGTGATTGTGAACAAATCAGTTATCAAGAATTTATTAATGATGGTTTTGATCCACGCGATCATATACTATATCATGCGGCTGTTGTTTTGGATGAAACAGAAGATTTTACTAAAGATATTGAACAATATTTAGAAAACTATATTGCAGAATGATTAGGACTAAACTAAATCACTGGAACTGTTCAAAGTTTGCGGATTTTATTCGCGGCACAAAGAAGCCTTATGCTTTAGGATGGAACGAATGGGAAGATTGGAGAAAGAACGCTCAAAAAGACCATCCTTTTAGATACTATCTTAGTGAAACGGTATTAGAAAAAATACAAGATATTATTTATTTCCCTTATGATTTTTATCATACGATTAGTATTTATATTCACAATAGATTTATTGATAAAACCCACTATCTTAAAACTGGACTAGAGCCTGGACACTATTATGAATTTGATTATCGTATTTTGCACGGGCTATTTAATGAGTTGGTGGATTATGTAGAAGTTGAATTGGCTCACTTGAACAAGTGGGACAATAATAAAAAGTATACCTTTAAGAGTGGTAGATGCGTTGAGGCAGGATTAGATCATCTTAATTGGGCGAAAAGTCTGGTTAATGATGAATCTATGGGTTATAATAAGGAAGAAAAAGATTACGGTAAACCAACACAACAAGCAAAAGTTGCAAAGAAAATACTAGAACTATATAACTGGTGGAAAAATATCCGTCCTAATAGACCAGACCCTCACGATGTTGCGGGATTTAAGGAACAAGATTGCGACGATATACTATCTAGCAAAAGAAACAAGAAACTAGAAAAGTCTTTGAGAATTATACAAGATACTGAAGAACAATATGATAAAGAAGATACTAAAATGATGGTTGATCTTATTAAAATTCGTAAAAGTATATGGTGCTAAATGAACGCTGAACTTCAAAATAAACTATACGAAAAATATCCAGACTTATTCTCTAATAAGAACAAAGATATTATGTCCAGTTGTATGGCATGGGGTATAGAGTGCAATAATGGCTGGTATGATATACTATCTTCTCTTTGTTGGATGATTAAACAACATGAGGATAATATCAAACAGAACCAAGAATGGAAACAAAAACAAAATCAAGAAGTTAAAAAAGACTTTGGGCTAGAAATAACCGGAGAAGAAGAGTATTTTCCTGTTAAGTTTGACCAGATCAAAGAAAAATATGGTGGATTAAGAGTATATTTTAGTGGTGGGGATGATTATATTGAAGGTCTTGTTAGCATGGCTGAGAATTTTAGTTATCACGTTTGTGAAGTTTGTGGACAAAAGGGCAATCCAAATAAGGGTGGATGGATAACTACTCTTTGTGAAAATTGTAGGAGTAAAACATATGAGGGCTAATCTTCAGTTTAATTTACCTGACGATCAAAGAGAATTTGATCTTGCTATTCAATCCCCTAAAGCCCAAAGTTTTTTATGGGATTTTAGTCAGCAACTAAGAAGTTGGAGTAAATACGGACACACTTTTAAAGATGCTGACGATGCTTTAGATCAAATACGAGAAGAATTTTATAGACTACTAAACCAACACGGAGTTAATATAGATTTATGAAACCAGACCTAGAAAAAGACTTGTTATCAAATCAAAACATTATAGACAAGTGTAAAAGTAGCCAAGTATATAGTCAAAATTTATACGCTGCCTTATGTAATAATAGATTCTTTTATGATAATGAAGAGTGGACTTGCAGTTGGAGATATGCTGGTGGAATAGTGGCAGATATTGTAGGAAATGGCGACTATATGCAGTATTATTGTAGCGGAATTAGTGATAGGGACGGTTTTGTTAGTGAGGGAGTAGTGACCGATGAAGTAAGATTGGATTTGATAAAATTGGGATGGATAATTAAACCGTATGAGTGAATATAGAAACCAAAATATTATTATAAACGACGATATTCAAGTTGAACTTCATCATAATCCTTTTTTACGAGGCAAATGTTTTCTTCTTAGAATGTTTGGATATGATGGAGTGACCAATCATTTTATGAGTAGAGAAGATTTGTTAAACTTGTCTGAATCTATAACTAATTTTGTTCTTGATAGTACTAAAATACACTAAAATGAATAAATCTATTACTATTCTTGGAGATGTACACGGCAAATATAAACGCCTGCATGAAATTATTCGTAAAAAAGATATACATGAACATATAATCCAAATTGGTGATCTAGGATTTGACTATACTACACTTGATAATGTTGATCCAAATAAATTTAAGATAGTTAGTGGTAATCACGATAATATGGATAAAATTATTCATATTCCTCATTATCTTGGAGATTATGGATATACAACACTAAACAATATATCTTTTTTCTATTATCGTGGAGCATATAGTATTGATCGTCAACATCGAACTATTGGTATAGATTGGTGGAAAGATGAACAGGTAACTATAGATCAGTTTATGAAAGCAAGAGAACTATACCGACAAATTAAGCCAGAAATTATGATAACTCATGATTGTCCAGACTTTATGGTTCCACGATATATTGGGCCACACTCTAGACTTTATGAGAATATTACTAATTGGGCTTTAGGAGAGTTATTTAAAATACACGAACCTAAGTTGTGGATTCATGCTCATCACCACTTGAGTAGCACTATCATTTATGGTAAAACAAAGTTTGTGTGTCTTGACGAACTAGAAACGTATGATATAGTTGAGCCAGTAGGTTAGGATCGCGGGTAATCCTTTAATCAACTACCGTAGAGATTCAGCAAGGTTCCTGTAAGACTGGAACGTTGCTTTTACTATTAAGATAAATTATGAATAATTTTGAAAAGTATGCTCATCTATATGAGAACCTCTATACCCTAGAGGCTTGGTTTATTTGGCTTTCTTTGTGGGTACAATATATAGGTTACAATATTGCTTTGCTACTAGGATTACTGCTAATACTTTCGCTATGTTTTCTTCCATTTATGATTTTTTTCGGATTAATTAACAAGATAAAGATTAAAATAGTAAAAAAGAAAAACAAAACAAAGTTAGTAGATAAAATGAAACAAGAGTACAAAGATACTCTGGACAAGTTTCATAAAAAGAGTAAAAAGAAAAAGAGTAAATAGGCATGAACGAAGATATTTGCCCAAACTGTGTAACCCCTTGGAAATGTAATGGGCCGCACATCTTCGTATTAACAGATAATATCCACAAATGTGAGTATGGATATTTTATATTGCGTGAAAATAGTAATGAGTGGATTTTTACTCCTATTGAACAAGACTTCGATGTTTATGCTTTAATGCTTGTATCTGATACTTTACGAAATTTGAACGAGAAACAAAATGACAGATGAAGATATAAATGATATAAAAGTTATTGCTGAAGAAGTTAAAAAAATGACTATAAACTTTGATCTTAGTTACGATCAAGGATCAGTAGCAGAATTGCTTTATGATGTTGATATGAGTATGAGGGCTATATTGGAAATAATTAATGGGCCTAGTGGAACAGTAGAAAGAATGGTATGAAAACTAAGAAATCTAAATTTAATTGCGATACAAATGGTGGCATTATGGTCACAGCAGCATTAAGGTATGCTCTTGGGCGTCATACTTATGTGCCGGGAGCAGTTCAAGATTGGATTAGTCTACACTGGGATAGTCTTGATAGTAACACTAAAATTGTTATTGTACGAGATGTTTTTGAACACCTATATGATGATAGCAGACCTTCCGCATATAGAACCTCTATGACCGATTATGATTTGTCCACTTGGGAAAAGTTTGGTGTTGACAAATACTGGAAACTAGATTACAATGAGCGAAAAAGTGTGGATTTGAATTTAACATCTGACAAAGATCGTGCCAGATGGTTTGCTGAAAGACTATATGGTACTCAGCCAGTATGAAAATGCAAAATATTCCCAATTGGAAAAAAGGTGATGTAATTTGTCTACTAAGTGATAAAGGTGGAGTTTTGTCTATTTTTGAGGCAGAACATGATCCTTGGTATGGCAAAACCTTTTCTAGTTCAACAGAAGATTGGTATTATGGTTTAAGACATTGTAAAGAAATTAGGTTGGCGACAATAGAAGATATAGACTGTAAAATACAATACCAAAAAGAATACGAAAAAAGAGAAAAAGAAAAATGAAAAAAACTTGGCAACAAAAACAATTAGAATATATACAAGAAAAGTATGAAAGTTCTAAAAAACTAGCAGAAGAAATATGGCTACATGGAGATTACGAAGGTACTGCTAATGATTTTTATTATTTTCAGTGTGGATTTGTTGCTGGTTTGAATTATGAAAATCAACAAAAAAGACTAGAGGCGTTACAAAGATTGAGTGATCTAGATCAAGAGTTAGGATTCCAATGAAAACATCAGATGAACTTAAAGAAAGACTAAAACAGATAGTAAGAGAAGAATTTATTGATTCTTGGCTAGATTCTCCGAATCCAGCATTTAACAATAAAACACCAAGACAAATGATTTTAGAACAAAATAGCGATCAAATAGAAATGATGCTCTATAAAATAGGTAGTGGCGAACCATCCAGTTGACAAAAAGAAAATTTCTGTTAAACTACAAATACCATGAGTACCGATAAACAAATGAACGTAGGGCAAGAGTTAGTCGAGAGACTACAAAATCTGAATAAGATGCTAGATGCTATTCGGTCGGCACAATTTGATGAGTTGAATCTTCCAGAAATAAAAGAAGAAAATAGATCAACAGTCCAGCCTAAAAAATTACCCAAAAGAGAAAAATAATGAGTTGGTCTTATAGAGTAGTAAAAACCGTAACTAAAATTCCTCTTGGTGATACTGATATTAGTTATGGTATTCATACGGTTTATACTGATGAGAATGGCACTATTGTTAACATATCAGAAAAACCATCATACCCTATTTCTGATGATATGGACGGGTTAAAATGGAATCTTGAAAGCATGATGCTGGCTGTTGACAAACCCGTAATCGACTATAATACTGGAGAAGTAGTGAATTGACACTCACCAACGGGTTGATCGCCGTTAGGTAACGTCCTTGACCTCTGTTTCCCGTATAATGGTTGAGATTTCTCACCTAGGGTTTCAACGTCAGATAATTGGGACGTTTTCAATACAACAAACATGGTAAGACAAGGAAAAGGAGAATGGGATTTGACTAATATGAGAAAATAAAGCCTAGATCTGGAATAGTGGTCTTTGATATCGGTGTTATTTTCAGAGTATTGGTAATGATACCTCACCTGCCATGT